GTTCGCCATGCCGGGATTGACTTGTAGAGCAGTAGCTCCATAAGTTGTCACTCCTGAGAGTGACAACACAAGTCCCTTATGCTTTAGAACTGTTGTGCCCTTACATGAAGAAATGCGAGAAGCTTTCAGTTTCGTAGAGTGCGCATAGGCTGATGGCATGAATTTGCTTGGGTTAGAAGCGGACGCCACGCTCGAGCGTTCTTTTGCACGCATTGTTGGCGTGCTCTTGGTTGGTTGTGAGGTCTTTGCTGCGGCAATGGTGGCTTTCTCGAAGGCCACTGCTTTAGCTATGAAGTTATTGTGAGCTTTTAGAGCTTTGCTTGTCATTTTTGGGTGTTGTTTTGGGTTTGGAATAATACCTATTGCCCGGGCTATTCCTTGGGCTCCCACGAGTACGCCAGCAATCATCCTCTTAGGATTGCCAGACAACGTGTTCTCCAAGCTGAATGCTCTGTCAGCAGCTATCAAGTCATCCTGTCTTGCATATGCAGCATCATGCTGCTTGCAGGATTCGTCGAAGGCATCGATTGCCTCTACATCAGACTCAACTGATGGTTGATGGCGGCCGGCTGACCAATTTGGGCCACAGTAGTTTCCGTGATATCTCATTAGAATGGGCTAGTGTTGATGTCTGTAAGATTATCAACATATTCGCAACCTCCGAAGCGAAGGTCAAGCGCCTTATAATATAACTCCAACGCCACTTGTTCGTCTGGAGTAACATCAAAAGCCTTATAAAATGAGACTCGCGTTGATGCGACAACCGTCTCAATTTTTGCTTCCATACCTATTCGCAAAAAGTTAGCACCAGACTGCATCTGCAGACTATTGCCAATATTGCTTTTTACGCCCCTACGCATAAGTGCACTGTAATACTCTTGCACCACAGGCACGCCACTCGCCAAGGCAAGACCGCACTCACCCACTGCTCCCAACCATTTCCCGTAGGTCGTGGACTGAGATATGTTCAGTAAAGCCATGCTGTCTTTTTCCCTGGCGCTATTGAAATTTCGCACCATACGCCACTGACCTGCCACGCACACTGGGTGCATTTGGCAAAATTCGATTTGCTCGAATATGTCAACCGCGGCTTCGGATGTCATACGAAACCCCATTTCCAAAAACCAATCATTCAATCCCGTCATAAACGTAGATTGATATTGCTTCTCCATGATGACCACAC